CACGCCTATCACCCGAATGAACGGGGCACAAATGAACGGTTCAATCGAGAACTTCGCTACTATTTCCCGAAGGGAACACAGTTTGATCAGGTTTCAGAGACCGATATTCAACAAGCCACAGCGCTTATCAATAACAAACCTAGAAAATGTCTCCGTTGGCAAACCCCAGTTCAAGCAGTGAGCAAGCCTCTTTCTAGGTGGTAACTTTATTATTGCAATCTAGGCAGGAAAGATGTTCGCTATTTTTTGGCTTGAATTTATGTATTGGTGTATGTCATTTAAAAGGTAAACTCCTGTTGCCAGAATAATTAATGCAGAGACAACCGCAACACATGTCAAAATCCAAAAACTACGTCTGTATTTTTTGGCTTGTGTTTCCCAAAACTTTGCAGGCTCTTCCAAAGACAATTTTTGTTTATATGTAGTCTCCAACTGATCCAAATTGTTCTTTTTTTCTTGCACAAATTTATTCAGGTCTTGTTTGACAGCGTCGATATCCTCTGAAAAATTCTTTTTTGCCTCTGTTGTGCTATTTTGAAAATCATTCCCAAGACTTTCTGTTTTTTCATGAAATGCTTTTACTGCCGTGCTAAGGTCATCATGTGTCTGTTGTCTAGCAGTTTCTAATTCATTAAGTGCATCTCTAACTTGTTTATCCGCTTTAGGTGATTTATCCAATACCTGAATCCGAAAGAATGCCGCCACCGCCCTTAGTCTAAAAGGATCATTGGTGGAGTTAGAGAGTTCATTTACCAGACTAGTGTTTCCATAAACGATTTCTAAAAAATTCCAGAAGCTTTTTTGGTCTTTCTTTAATAAATCATATCCAGCTAATATTGTAGGTGCTCTGTTTTTGTCAATACTTAGCATGGGAATAGCCAAGTTAATATCCATAAATGTAAATGAATATGAATTTGGAGAAATTGCAAAATAATTTTTTTCTATGTTGTCAAAATTATAGCTAAAAGGAGAGGGGTTACTTGACTCGTATCTATCTTGTATGCTTTTAAAAATTCCATTCAAATCTTGTATTATTTCCTGTAATGAGCCAGAAAAGTTGAGGTTATTTGAACCACGTTCATGCTTTTTCCATAATTTCAAATCTGACTCCAAGTCAGATAGTAACATATTCACATCGTTATAAGACTTGAGAACAACGTTGCCATTTCCCCAGAGGTTTTGCAAGGGCTTAATTAGAATCCCTTGTTGTTGAGGCATGGGGAACGTGTATAATTTATTTTCCATTACGTTTTCACCTTCCACTACATTTATTAAGAATAGTATAGCTCGCCAAAACATAAATATACATTGAGATCAGCAATTGTTTCCCACCAAAAAAAAGCCCCCTACCATGACTAGTAGAGGGCCAAAAGGTGATAAATGTTGGTACAAGGTTAAAGTACCATATGTGTAGCGTTTGTCAATAGTTGTTACTTGATGTACAGGCTTTCACCTGGGTAAATCAAACTGTAGATTGACTTGCCATTGTTGGCGGCCAATGGGTACATGCTGATGCCATACTTGTTGGCAATACTCCAGAAGCTGTCACCAGAGCGGACTGTGTAATAAGTGTGACTCGGTGCACTATAGCTGCTAGAACGTGAACCATAGCTTTCGCCACCCATAACACCTAGGCATATATAATGATACCTTTCAGAGTAGCTAAGATAACGTGCCCATACATGACCATTGTGGATGTACACATGGTCATACATGAGGCTTTCGCCGGGTGCATAGGTACCAATTGAGTCATAGCTTGTGTCATCACCGGTGCGAATGTTAAGTGTCACAGAAGGCCTAAATATGCCATTCTGGGCGTAATCTGTATCACTAGATGTTCTTGCTTGTGAAGGTGTAGAAGGCACTGTGGTCGCTTGTGCTGGCTGTTTAGAGTAACCATTGTCGGTTATACCCAGCAAGTCAACGTTGCCATCCAGGCCACCTAAAGCGTGCATACTGGTAAATTGCCAGATAGCTACACCGGGAAGGCTTGGAAAGTAACTGTATAGTGGCAATGCACGAACTTGGTAGTCAGGATAACCAGCAATCCAAATGGAATTAGAAAACTGGCTAAGTACTCGATTGTAGTCAACGTGGGCTACTATGTAAGGCTTGTAACTGTAAAGCATTGGGGTATAACCTGCTTGGGCAATCCGTTGCATACCATAAATAATGGCATCAGTGTTAGCCTCAACAGACTCACTCGCTCCATCCTCGTAATCAAGTGCCACAATTGATCCCTTTGGTGTCTGAATGCGCGGCAGAAAATAATCAAGTGCTTGGCGACCAATATCAGAACTACCACCAACACCATACCATAGGTAACTATGGACTCTAAGCCCGTCATTATTAGCCGCTTTGATTTGGCTACTATAGGTTGACTGGTTATAAATCGTACCGCCTTGGGTTCCACCAATTTGTGCAATAGCAAAACGGTCACCCTCAACTGTCTTGCCATTGTTGCCTTGATACACTGACCAGTCAACACCAATATCATTCTTGGCCGCTTTAACATGGGTCGGTAAGGCAAATGAAAAGGCAGCCATAATGGCTACCCCTGTTAATACTAGTTTAGTTTTAAATTGCAATCTTAAGCCCCCTTAGGATAGGTTGCTTCAATGGTGTTCTTTAGGTCGCTATAGGCCTTCTCAACTGCATTTTCAACGGTCTGCTGATCAACCTTGGTAAATCCCATGGCTTTCAATTGAGTTTCAACAGAGGCTACTGCTTGCGATTTCTTAACGGCCCCTGTTATTGCCTGAGTAACACCTAACTGTTCGGCTGCGGTAACGGCTGCTTGTGCTAATGGTTCCAACACTTGCACCAAGGTCAAAGCCTGTTTATTCGCTAATAGGACCTTTGCCACCCATGCACCCAAAATAGGTATCACTGCAATAGCAATTTGGACAATTAAATCTTTCATTTTTACCCCTCCTCACAAGAACTTTTCGATGATATACACAAATAGGGTGACTCCAATCGTCCCACCAAGTACGCCCCAGATTGACCACACCATTTTCTTTAGACTGCTAATGTCTCTGGCATTATCTTGGCTGGCATTGTATGCCTTATCGGCCTTGTCATCTGTACTTGGTAGGCCAGTCAATTGTTGCTTAATCTGGGCAATATCTTCCTTGATCTCCATTAGCATTTTTGTTTGTTCGTCCACAATTTCACCCCATAAAAATAGGCGCTAGCTTTTGCCACCGACATAGTCCTTGCCTGTAATTTGCTTGTATTGATCTGGTGTAATCATTACCGGTACATAAGGTGTTAGATCAATTCCCCAACTGTAAAACAGCACACACTGATCATAATCAGTCACTTGATTTCACCGCCTTCATCTGTGCTACGTCAAGAGCAAGCGCGGCAATCATTTGCTGTTCTGGTGATGCCTCAGGTTTAGGTCTGTCAGCATCTGGGTCATAGCCAGCATCTGGAACAACCTTACCGTCAATAATGCTGGCGTGGTTCTCATACAAACCAACTGCCTTATCCACTTCAATAACATCAAATCCTTCATCGGTTGGCCCTACTGGTCTGTTTTCATCAGCCCATGCCCAATGAAGCAGCCGATTATTGCTATCCGTCCACACTTTTAGTTTCATAATTTCCTCCTAGCCAAAATACGAATCACCTGTTGGATAGTCATCCTGAGTTAAATAGGTAACTGATCCTGCGTAACCACCTTGACCTCGTGAGATAACGCCATACCAGCCTACAGTCCCACCTCTTGGCGTACTTGAGTACATGGTAGCTGATTCACCAGCATAACTAAAACTAGGACAAGCACAAACGATCTTATTTGTCAGGTATGGTTGATATCCCGGTCTGATATCTGCCAATCTCAAATACTGATATTGATTAGCAATTGCATTCAGATCAAAAGAGACCGTCACTAGGTTCCCACGGCGAGCATAGTAAATGTATCCCCAAGAGAAGTCGATATTACTATATGCCGTTGTGTTGTTCCAATAATACGTCACGTTATCTGTTGATTTGAAGGTGCTGAACACATATTTTTTGGTGGCCGCATTTTCAGCGCTAATTAATGTTGAAAGATTGAGCTTGCCGCCTTGCAAATTAGCATATTGGGTATCTCCGGCATTGTCAGGTGTGCGTTCGCGACTGATAAATCCTGATGGACCCAAATCACTAATCAACATGTGTCCGTCTGCTTTGCCTTGATCATTTTCAACGTTCCCTGTGATATTCACGTGACCATACTGCATACTGGTGTTGCCACTGCTAAACTTTCCTAAATTGGCATCGCTAAGAGCAGTGTGACTAAATGGTGCATTAATATCAGGAGAATTAATGGTTGCAGTGTCAATCTCAATTGATTGCAACTTTTTGATGCTAAGCACTGCCTGCTGAATACTTTGGTCAATCCAAGTTGACCCATTGTAATACTGCAATGCTGTGGCATCGTTAAGCGTTTTCCCATGCCACCATAGGTCGCCTTTCTTGGGACTAGCAGGCGTGCCCAATTGAATGTATGTGTATGGCACATCCTTGCTTCCGGGAACACCTTGTGGTCCCTGTGGGCCCTGTGGACCTTGTGGCCCTTTGATATTTCCAAGTACATTTCCAACTCCAAAGGTTCCACCACCGCCTCCGCCACCAACGCTTACAGTATCAATTTGAAAAATGTTGCCAGAGGGAGTGATTACGGTATCGCCAATTTTGGGAGGATTATCAACGGACGTTGTCGGACTTAAATCAGACCACCACTCATTTGTCATATGCGGTACAGACTCGTAACTACTTTTAAAAATCTGCTTTCCACGTTCACCACTATCACCTTGTGGCCCCTGCACTAGTTGCCAATTGTAATCAGACGGATTGTTGCTATCAGCTTGTGTGAAATCTGTATAACTACCAATGTACTTGCGAGAACCGGGAGTATCCAATGAGAAATTGGTTCTACCATTACTGCTATCGGCATAGGCAATATGAAAGTACGGTGTCTTGCCATCAGCACCCGGTTTCCCTGGCACCCCATCTTTACCATCCGCGCCATCTGCGCCTTTAATCAGTGACCAGCTATAGTTGCTTGGATTCGTGCTGTCACCAGATGTGAAGTCACTGTAAAAGCCAATATACTTGCGATTAGAATCAGTGGTTGAAAAGTTGGCATGGCCGTCTTGGCTGTTTGCATAAGCAAAGTGGGCATAGGCAGTACGGCCATCTGCACCCTTGGCACCGGGCAAACCTTGATACCCTCGAGGACCAGTATCACCTTTTGGCCCTTGTGGCCCCTGCACTAGTTGCCAACTATAAACAGCTGGATTGGTGCTATCGGCTTGTGTAAAGTCTGTATAACTACCAATGTATTTTCTAGAACCCGGAGTATCCAATGAAAAGTTCGTTCTACCGTCACTGCTATCAGCATAGGCAATATGGAAGTAAGGCGTTTTGCCATCGGCACCCGCTTTACCCGGAACCCCATCTTTACCATCAGCACCGTCCGCACCCTTAATGAGCGACCAATTATAGTCACTTGGATTCCTACTGTCACCAGATGAAAAGTCGCTGTAGAAGCCAATGTACTTACGGTTAGGGGCAGTGGTTGAGAAGTCGGTCTTCCCATCTTGACTATTTGCATAAGCAAAGTGGGCATAGGCAGTACGACCATCAGCACCCTTGACTCCTGGCAAACCTTGAGGCCCTTTTGGTCCCACATCACCATCAGCCCCTTTAAAAAGCGCCCAATTGTAATCACTCGGATTGGTGCTGTCGGCCTGTGTGAAGTCGCTATACGTGCCAATGTACTTTTTGCCATCGCCACCGGATACCGTGAACCCGCTTTGACCGCTTACATCATTCGCCCAAGCGGTGTGAAAATAGCTTGTACGGCCATCTGCACCCTTTGCACCGGGAACACCATCAGCGCCATCTTTGCCCTGAATCAATGCCCACTTGCCGGCGTAATCAGCCGGATTGTCACTTGGAACGGATGACTTGGCATTGGGAACAATAGCCATGTACTTCTTGCCACTTGGGAAGGCACTCATATTGGTGCCTTTATCGTCATCGGCATAACGAATCCATGGATAAAACTGAATGGCCTTGGGGATATTTTCAATCTTAACTGCCATATCCTTAAGCGCAGAATACAAATTAGGCTGCTCATTTGCGTAATCTCCTAAAGTGAGCTTGGTATAATGGCCAGCCCGGCTGCGTTCAACTGACAACACTTTCGCAGAAAGAAATAGATTCTGGTTCTCGTCAACAATGTGTACCGTTTGATTCAATGGCACATAGGGCGCACTTGCCAAATCAACTTCATAGTTAACATTCGGGTGGTTATACTTCTTCAAATCTGCCAAAGCCGCTTGCAAAAGTGCCGCCTGCGATTTTGAATCAAACGTTTTAACCCTATTCCAGTCAGACTGTGTTGGGTTAGGGTTGCTGTTGCTTAACAAACGTGAATATTTCTGCACAGCAATGGTATCGTGCAAGAATCCGTACTGGTCAAGTACAAATTGTCCGGTTGGATCAGTCCATCTATACCCAATCAAATTAATTGGATCGTTTGAGCCGTCAGGTGTAGCACCATAGGCTTTCACCGAGGTTTCCATGTCGTAGATATCAACTGTCTTTACGATATTGTTGATGTCTTTGTTCATCTCAAAGGAAATCAAGCTGTCGGAAGTTTTCTCGTGTCTGATATTGATAACACGTTTTACGGCAGTCGTACCTACAAAAACAAAGCCAAAGCTAAGCACTGCATCAAAATCTTTTGCGACTGATTTAATGCGGCTAAGTGAAGTGTCTTCATCTGTCCATGTAAGTGTTCTGACGTCTGTAGGAAATTCATTAATACCGATCTCCCAGCCAGAATCATTTGTAAACCTGAGGATGTAATCAGCGATAGTATAGGCTTTGTCAGCGGTATAGGCACCCACCACTTCATTCATCAGATCGTTACCTGCATCCGTGCAAACGACTGTATGAATATGCGCTAATGTATCGTGAGTAACACTGGCAATGACCATTTGATGTCCATTGCCTTCTTCGTCCTGATATAAGACAAAATTGTTTTCAGCCGCCATTTCATCAATGGCCTGCTCTTGCTCAGTTTTAAATGGAATCGTCAGGGTCAAGGCAATGGCAGGCCTATCATCAGTTGTTTTAACTTCACTATCAGCGCTTACACGCCATTCGCCTTTTCCAGTTGTGCGTGTAATTCCCATGATGTTGAATTTTCGGTCTGAGAAATAGTATTCCATTTATAGCCACGCCTCCTTCAAACCAAATTCACACGCAAATGGTTGTGCCCAGCTTGATGGCATGAGCTGAATGATGGTATCTCCGGGTGGCAAAAGAAACTTGTCCCACTGGTTGCCTAATGTATGCAAGGTGCGATCTTCATTGCCATTGAAATAAGTTTTGGTATTAGCCACATCAACCGTAATTACATCGCCATTGCTGAAACGATTCTTAATATCTGTATACCAGCTTACGTTCTGCCATTTAACGGTAGACGCAATTAGATACATAGTCGACTCGCCCCATGTCTTGTCTCGCATAAACCACGCTGAAAATTGCTTAGTCTCGACACTAGCAGCGTCCGCAAAAGTGAATTGACGGGTAATAGTCGTCTCTCGTCCTCGATTGCCAACCCATGGTGACACTCTAAAAACAACTGAATTACCAAATTTCTGCAATTCCAGCTGAATGAACTTGTCGTTAGTGAAGATATTGCGATCCAGCTGTTCATTGACGACTAGTTGATTTTTGTAGTAACACATCCACCATATTTGGTCAGACAGTGCACTATTGTCTTTCAGTATCATCTGAAAGATTGGCTTACCGTCACTCTCTAACGTTGTTTCGAGCGCACCTACCTTTGCTACCCCAGTTTGGAAGCGTGTCATGACGTCCCAAGTCAGATTGCTCTTAAAGTTACCATTATGTGTCTGAGCAAGGTTGTGTTTGATTGAAGGCCCATTCCAATACTTGTGGTCGCCAGTAATACTGGTCCAATTAGGCTCAACCTTCCAGCCATCGTACCTGTCCTCTGTCCAAATTGCATTGCCAATCTGTTCATTCGGCGTAGCTGGATTGTCTCCCCAGTGAAGATTATTGGAAGCTGCTTGATTATCCATGTGCGAGCCTTGAACGGCTGCCAAATTCAAAGCCACTTCACTTTCTTCGCTGGTATAGCCATCAATTTCTTCAGGGTTGCCAAACTGAAGCACGCCACCCTGACTATTGGCAAATCCTAGAAATCCATTATCAGCATGCATAGTTGCCGTAACAACTGGCTCAACCGGATAAGTGCCACCATTGTGCACCGTGATGGTGTCGGAATAGTATTCAGGATCAGCTGGGTTAGGCGACCATGGTGAAGCGGTAGTGCCAGCATTAAGCTTTTCTTCTTGCCAGTGAACTGTTGTTGTAGTGGGAACTTGTTTCACAAGTCTTGCAATATTGACAGCAATGTTATCAACTCCCGAAGGAATCGTGAACGTAACAGATGAATAGCCAGAAGTGCCAGCCTTAATAACGTTGCCAAAGTACGTGGCTTTAAATGTTGGTCCTGATAAAGCATCAACACCGACATGCAAGTCAACGGTATTATCATTTGTTATAAAAATTTGATATGAAAACTTTTGACCAGAAGTTACTGAAATATTTGGGTGTTTACTCGGATCGTAAAACCAATAGGCGGGAATTGTTGTACTTGTCTCCTGATTACTTGTTCCTGTTAACAAATTCACTGGCACGTCCTTGTATGGCGTGTTGTTAAACGTCTTCGTGGCTACCGAGTGGGCGATGCCGCCATCGGGACAGACGAAGCTGATTGAGATTGTCCCTGATCGAAAGCCTTCGGTGAAGGTAGGCTGACTGTCTACGATGGCAAGATAATATTTATCTGGCTCATCCCCAAAGATTAGTCGCTGTGGTTCGTCCGTATCAATAGCAGCGGCCAAGGAACGTCTCAATGGTACCAAATTGTCATTCATAACGATCCCAGTTACCACAATCGTCTTGACGTCCCGTGACATGTATTGCAACATCTGACCATCGCTGATGCCGACCTTTTGCATTGTGTTGACGTGATTAGTTCCTACATCACGTTTGACCATCTGCACATACATCCATTGGGTAATATCTACTCCAGCGTATGTGATGGTCACGCCTGCTTGTTTCAATTAAACGGTTCCTCCTTTCCAATAAGCATTGAACCGGCCCATTCTGTCGTTGTACTGCTTAACTTTTGGTGCAACTTTTGGATAAAACTGGTCGTCACCAACTTGCAGAACAAAGCTAAGTTTTGTGAGAAGGTCAGCAATATTGTCCAGCTTCTTTCCTAAATCATCTGTACCGCTGTTTTTGGTTTCAGTAACGGCACCATTGCCCAAGTTGTGATTGATGTTGGTAACAGCCTGACCTAGTAGTTGCCAAGCACGACTTGTTTTAGTTAACGGCAAGATTGTTTCTGGACCATCTTCGCCAACAAGCGCATGGATTGGTTGTGTGATTAAGCCACCATTGGCGTAACCTTCAGGGCCACTGACACGAGAAAAAGCAGAACTTCCAGAGCCGTAGATGGCCTTCATGTAGTGAATACCGGCAAGCAAATCGTCATATCCGTTATAAACATCGTTGTGGCCGGGGAGCTTAAACGCATTGAACGTTGGCCCAATGGTTTGTACAAGCCCCATTGAAGGTATGCCGGCTTTAGCGTTGCTATCCCACAAGTTAATTGCCCTAGGATTACCATTGGATTCACGCTGGATAACTCGCATCCATGCAGCAACTTGGTATGCTGAGGCATCAAATCCATTAGCCTTTAAAGCTTGAATAACATATGGCTTCCAACGTTGCACGCCTGAGCCACCGGGATTGGCCATGGAATCTTCTATTTTTTTAAGCTCTTTTTTGATCCAATCGCCAATTCCGTTATATGCATGTTTAAAAATGCCAACTCCTAAGTCTCCAAATGCTTTTACTGGAGATGAGCTAACAATCCCTTTTATACTGCTACTGATTAGATCAGTTACATGCTTAACCGGGTGAGCGATCCAATCTACAATTGCTTCGAACTTATCACCGATCCATTTGCCAACATCTTCAGCCTTATCGACTACCCACGAACTAGCGTCTTTAACGCCATCCCACACACTGCCGATGATGCCGCCTTGTGCAAAGCCGGGAATGCCATACATGTTAGCGATGGCCTTGCTTTCCCGCCCGTTATAAACACGGTCGCCAGTCTCAAGTGGAAGAATAGCGTTGCGCTTTTCAGCATATATCCACTGATTTGTGCGCTTCTTGTGGATCAATTCTTTGTAATGCTCGCTACCGTCATCGTTTACCATAGCCAATTGCGTACCATCTTTACCAACTTCGCCGCCTTGGGCAAAGTGTACGTATGATGGCAGACCAACTTTTTTAACACCGAAGAAGCCTAGAACACCATTGACTGCCGACAAGCCAGTACGAATAACTCTGACCACAAAGTTGATGCCGCTTTCCGCTGCCTTTTTGATGCCATTCCAGATGCCGCCAAAGAATGATCCTACATCACCCCAAACGTCTTTCCACACATGTTTGATTGTGTTAATGACACTGCCAATTGTGTTAGACATGCCATGAATGATTGGCGTGAAGAATTTAACTATGCCGTTCCAAATGTTTCCAAAGAAACCAGAGATGGCACCCCATGCTGTATTCCAGACATTTTGAATAAACTTTAAAGTTACGCTGATGCCCTTTGAAAGGGTGTTTGATACATTGTTATAAATCTTAACGATGTCATTCCAAATATCTTTGAAGAAATTAGAAATTGCTTTCCAAATACTACCCCATACTTTTTGAACTGCATTTAAGAAATTCGTGACATTCTTGACTATCCAATTGGTAGAAGAAGATACAATCTTGACGATTGAATTCCACGTATTGGAAAAGAACTTAGAAATAGCTCCCCAAGTTTTATTCCATGCGTTTTGAACTCCTTTTGTTGTGCTGCTAATGGTTTTGCTGATTGTGTTTAATGGGGGCTTAACAAACTTTACTAAGCCATTCCATACATCCTTAAAGGGCTTCTCTAATTTTCTCCATGCAATTATGAAAAGGCCAACAATAAGTGCCACAGGATATACAATTACCTTTTTAAGAATATCTAGTCCTGCTTTTGCAATTTTCACAATATTCTTCCAGATAGAAGACATTGTTTTGCTAATTGGATTCCAAACTTTAGACCATGCTTTTGAAAGTGACTTTCCCCAACCATTAATGGTCTTTAGAAATCCATTCCAACCTTTACCGACACCCTTCCAAAAACCATTCCAACCTTTGACTACTGACTTTATGGCGTTGTTGAAGCTCTTGGGCAATTGACCGAACCACTTTGCAATTCCTTTGGCCATGTTCTGAACAGATTTTACAATGCCATCGATGAAGGCTTTAAACTTTGCATTGTGCTTGTACAAATTAACCAATGCCACGCCCACAGCAATGATGACTGTGGCAAGCGCAATCCAGGGTGAGGCTTTGACTACTAGATTTAATGCTTTTTGAGAAACCGCCATGATGTCGGCACGCTTGGCATAAATATCCACGGCTGTACTCATTCCGGCAATTGCCACCTTGCCAATTTTCATTGCTGCCCACATCGCGAGCATTACCTTAGCTGTTGTCTGAATGCCACTCTTGTTCTTGGCGATATTGCCTAAGACTGTGTTGGCATTCTTCAGCGGATCGTTTGCTTTGCTTGCACCACTGCCCATCAGTCCAAAACTCTTGGCGATGCTTGAAACAATGCCAGCAATCGTGTGCCACACTGTCCCAGCGAAAATCTTCACAATGGTACCTAGGCTGGTAATAATGCCGCCAATATCTTTTTGATGTTGAGCCACATAGTTCAATAAGTTGCTTGCTTGTTGCGCTACACCAGCCATGGCTTTACCCAATGAAGTAAACAAGGAAGTCACTGCTGATGACTTTAGAACATTAACAATGCTGTTGATACCTGTGCTTTGAACTGATACCAGAGGTTTAGCAAGTGTTGCTTCAACTCCTTGCCAAGCACCCTTTAGTCTTTGCGTGGCACCCTCAGCAGTCTTACCAAAGTCATTAAAAGTAGCTTTGCTATCACCGCCAATTTTGACGATCATATCTTGCAATTTTTTGCTGCTAATTTGACCACTATCAACCATTTTATTAAAGGCTGTTTCAGATACGCCACTGGCCTTTGCTAAAGCTGATCCAAGTCCGGGTGCAGCGTTTTCCATACGTGTTAGAACACCAGTAGTAAGCTGTCCATTGTTAAATGCGCGTTGCAATGACTTTGCAAATGTACTGGCACCGTCACCAGAAAGTCTCAACTTGTCAGATAAAGTTGCAACTCCAAGTGTCAAAGCCTTAGTTTTGTCAACATTACCTGTCATGCCATAAAAGCGCTTTTGCAAAACAGATACTTGATCTGCTGACAAGTTAGTCTCAGACTTCAAGTCACGCATTTGACCAACTAGTTGTTCCGCACCTTTGTCACTGACGCCTAAGGTTTCCCATACTCGTGTTGCTTGTTCACCAGCTTCAGCTAACTTAACACCCTGTGTCACCGTTTCTTTAATTGATCCACTGAACGAAGTCCAAGCATTCATAATGCCTTGACCTAAAGCAGTAGCACCAACCATCTTTTTGAAACTGAATGTTGTCTTTTCAGCTTCATTCTTTGTGCCTGTAATGTGGCTCTTAATTCGGTCAAAGACGGACGGATTAGCCTTGCCCATTTCAGCTTGCAAACCGGTCATAGAAGACTTAGCCTTTGCTAAACTGGTAGCTGTCTCATCAACACGCGTCTTCTGTGTACGCCATGCGTCTGAATCCTTGCCACTAGCACTGGCAATCTTATCCAACTCAGCTGACTGCTTGGACAACTGTTCATTCAGATTGGTAATGGAGGACTTATAACCATCCATCTTGGCCTTGTTGGCTTCTTGTTGTTTGCCCTCAGCCTCTAAACGAGTCACATAAGCTTGGTTGGCACGTGCAGCTGCTGTGTACTCTTGCTGTAAGCCTGCCAACCCAGACTTTTGATAGTCCATTGCTTGCTTGGCACGGTCTTGTTGAGACTGCATACTAGCCAGTTGCTTAGTGGCACCATCGATTTGCTGTTGATACTTTAAAAACTGTTGAGCAACATCGGCAGTATTGCCCTTCAACTCAGCCTGTTTGGCTTTTAGGGCGTCAATCTTAGACTGCTGTGCTTCAATAGACTTACCCAAGCCGTCATATTTAACCTGCGCAGCACCTGCGGCATCACCAGCGGACTTCATTTCGGCTTCTTGGGCCTTCCAAGCGTTTTGACTCGAACGAACAACCGCTGTTAATGATTTGACGGATTCGCTTGCCGACATTATGTCAAGGGCAATCTTGGTACTCATTGTTGCGTTAATTTGTTGTGCCACTTTAATCACCCTTTCTCTTGGTATTGCTTCCACATAATTGCCGGATCAATTGGCCGGTCTTTCTTATCCTTGGCGGACATCATTTCCAGCATTTCAAAATAATCAGCATTATCAAAATCCTGCATCGACCAGTGGAAATACATGACTGCCTGCTTTTTCATCCATCTAAAGTCATATAGTTGATTTTCAAGCTCATAAACTTTGACGGCTGGATTAATCTTTGCTTTTGCTGGCATCCTGCTTCTTGGCAGCTAAGTCAATATCCTCATCACTCATGCCCATCATGCGTTCAAAGGTGTAATTAACTACTTGGATAGTTTCAGCGAATTCTAAATCCCCAAGTTTTTCAATTTCTTGCTTATTCAGGCTAAAAACGGTGGTCAAGAAGTCGATTGAGTCATGCAGCATATCGCGCTGCATCTTAATAATTTCTACCGGTTCCATATCGGCAATATCATCAGCCTTGGCCATCATTAATTGCAGATCATACATCTTTTCCATGTTACGATTACTGGTCTTGACTTCATGTACACGGTTGCTAAGTTGACTAACTTTAATTTTCATTGGTAATACCATCCTCTGTATTTGATAAGGTCGCTGTGGTGAATCGGACACCACCAAGTTCACCAGAAAGCGACTTTTGAGCATAAAAAATAGCGCACGTTCGTGAGCCATTCATCAGTTGTTGCTATGAAATTGCGTCAGATTGTGTCTGTCAGCACCGGCTCAATGGCCTAGTGATGAGGGTGACAATACGTATCCGCCGAACACTTCTTTGTACATGTTGGCTTTATCAAACTTGCTATCAAGATCGCTATAAATCTTGTACGGTTGATTATTAAAGGCCATAGTAGAAAGTGCTGTGTAAGTCAAAGTGTCAGGCGTACGTTGTTCTGCTGCCGCATCAGTCTGGATGTTGGCTGCGGTTTCGGTCATGATGCCATCACCAAATCCATAATAGACAAAGTGTAAACGGTCAATGGTTTGGGTGGTAATAAGCAAGGCCACATGAGCCTTCAAATTCTCATCGGTCCAACCGCCCTTTTTATCACTGACAAAGCCTTTGATTTGCTGTTTGACTTGGTAATTCAAGTTGTTAATATCCAAAGCCACTGTTGGTTCTGAAGTACCAACGGCAACGTCTTGGACATTGTTGTTGCCATAGGTCTTAGCAATTGTACCTGCTAAGCCTGTAATGTTGGCCGTTTTAGTACCTAAATCTTTGTGATCGACAGTATAGACACCGTCTGTGCTTAGTCCTGTATCAGCGCCAGAAATTAACTTTTGTTGTGCATCAACCAAAGCTAGCTGAATTTGATATAAACCTACTGTTGCCATTTAAATTCCTCCAATGTTCTTTGTTCTACTGAAATAAAATGTGTTAAAAAGTTGCTGTGTATCTGGATCAAATGTTCGTTGCCTAACCGCTGCCACCTGCCAATGTTGATGAGTAAAAGCCTTCATCATGGCTATCTCAATGGCCTCAGGATCAGAATCAAGCAATTGTGAGTACCAAATCTGTACTTCTACTTCCTGATTAAGCGCCCAGAAATCATTGTTACCATGGGCGGTAGGATCATCAGCAGCATCAGTAATCAGCACGACTGTTGTGTTAAGACTGTCAACTAACTCTTGCGGCAAGTTATTGCCTTTAACTGCATCAATACTGGCAATTTTGGCTTGGCTAAGCATTGTTACTGCATCACTTACAGCGCTCATTTGTCTCCACCACCATTCAACTTGGCGATAATTGCTTCATATTTGTCTTGCTCGGCTGCAAATACAGCATCTTTGGCATCATCACGGGCATTATCAACAAAATGGTCACCGTGAATTTTCTTTGTCCCATCATTAAGGAAACGTGCAACGAATGCCTTATCACCAAATCCAGCAACAGAGCTGCCATTGTGCTCTTTATCAATATCACCAGTGGCAGAGCTAATGTCCTTGCTCAGATGCCCATACTTGCCACCGCTACCTTTTGTGTCTGGGTGTTTTTCTTTCCTAGATTGCATAATTAAAGTTACCACCCAGAAAATGTGAAAAAAGACCTGTCCGTTCTTGCTAAAATGGTGTTTGCATAACATACCATCTAGAGAGAAGGACAGGTCCCATGGCAATTATAACCTTAATTGAACGATCTCAGATAGAACTGATGCAACACCACACGATTCAATACATCGCCGCGACCTTAGGCCGCTCTCGTATTTCTATTAGGCATGAGCTTCACCGTTGCCCTGAAGGTAATTACTGCGCCATTATAGCTCAGGATCATGCCGATACTTGTCGGCATCGTTGTGGTCGGCACTCGATTTTAACGCCTAAGTTGAAGCGGATGGTAACTGAGAAGCTAAACCTAGGTTGGTCCCCTGAAATGGTCGGTTATGCCGTTCACTGTGCGCCACACACGATTTACCACTGGATTTATCAAAGACAAGTCGATTTTCAGCCAAGCCAACTCTTTGATCACGGTAAACGTCATAAAAGAAGACAAGACCTTCGGTCGCGCTATAACCAAGCAGTAGGCACCTCAATTGAGATTCGCAGTGAGTCAGCTAATCGGCGAACCGAAAAAGGACATTTAGAGATGGATACAGTTCGCGGTGGTCGCGGGTCAAAGGCTGCTGTTTTGACCATTGTC